GATCAAACAAAGTGGCAACGATAACCGCTGGTACTGGAAATGTGAGCTGGAGCTGATGATGGCGCATTATGCATTACTCGATGAGGACAATGTCGTGACGCAAGTCATCGTCGGCGTTCACGAAAGTCAGTTGATAGAGGGTAAAGACCCAGAGACATGGTATGGCGAGTTCCGTGGCCAAGTCTGCAAGCGCACATCGTACAACACACGAGGTGGCCAGCATCCGAAGGGCAAGCCATTCCGAATGAACTATGCAGGGGTGGGGTTCACATACGATGAAGATCGCGATGCGTTCATTCCGCCAAAGCCATTTGAGTCATGGACTCTGAATGAGGAGACTTGTTTGTGGGATGCTCCTGTTCCCTATCCCGATGATGGCCATTATACATGGGATGAAGACGCAGGTGACTGGGTAGAAATTGAAATCCCATGATCGGCGTCTTGCTCATCGCCACGGGCAAGTACGACATCTTCGTCGAGCCGCTCATCGCTTCTCTCAAAAAGCACTTCTTACCGGGCTACCAAGTCAAGACCATCCTGTGGGCGGACAAAGAACACAACGCGGATCTCTCCCTGTACCACAAGCATGAGCCATGGCCGGCGCCAACATTGAACCGCTACAAGACGATCCTCTCCCAGCGCGAATTGCTCGAACAGTTCTCCTATCTTTTCTACATGGACATCGATATGCTTGCGGTGGACACGATCGGTGACGAGATCCTCGGCGATCTGGTCGCGGTTGAGCATCCGGGCTTTGTGGGCAAGGTCGGCACGCCGGAGAGGCGGAGCAGGAGCGCGGCTTACATACCCAAGCGAGAAAAGAGCCGTTACTACGCCGGAGGCTTTCAAGGAGGCCGCTCAAGGACATATCTCGACATGTGCCACACTTTACACGTCCAAATAGAGAGCGACCGGCAGAAGGGCATTACGGCGATCTGGCATGATGAGAGTCATTTGAACAAGTACCTTCATTACAACAAGCCTGGCAGAGTATTGTCCCCTTCGTATTGCTATCCCGAGTCATGGGATCTTCCGTATGTGAAGCGGCTTGTCGCGTTGGACAAAGACCACAAGGCGATGCGATGAATGTGACGTTCTCCCGGCTTGGCAGGTATGGCCGGCTTGGCAACCAGATGTTCCAGATCGCATCAACGATCGGCATCGCAACGAAGCATCACGCTTCATACGGCTTCCCCATATGGCGCGACAATATCTCCAAAAAGAATGTCCACCAATACTTTCGATACCCACTTCCCGGAGTCAAGCGTGACAAGTACCAACGGCTCGAGGTCGACTTCGGATATCACGACGTCATATTGGAGCGATCCGCAGACATCCGGGGCTACTTGCAGTCAGAGCGGTACTTCGAGCATTGCACCGATCTTGTTCGCCGATACTTCAAGTTCAAGCGCGAGGCCGATCCACTTCCCGGATGCGCCATCCACATCAGAAGGGGCGACTACACGCGGGAGTACTACCAGCTGCTCGGTTACGAGTATTACCTACCAGCCATGGAGCAACTTGGAGCATCTCGCTATACGGTATTCACGGACTCACCGGAGCAAGTCGAATGGATCGCGAAATATGCTGACATCCGTTTACCGGGCGATGAAGTACATGATCTTCAAGACTTTTCGCTCCATGAGAGTTACATTATAGGCAACAGCACTTATTCTTGGTGGGGCGCATGGCTCGGCCAAGGTGAAACAATAGCACCAAAACGGTGGTTCGGATGGAGATACCGAGGATTGGACACGAGCGACATGATACCCAGGGGCTGGACATTGTTGTAATAAACCTTGACCACCGACCGGACAAACTCCGGGAGTTCGACAGCAACAAACACAAGGGGCTGCCCTCCTATTCGCGAATGAGGGGGACATACATTCAGCCGGAGGAGTACAAGGGCAAAGACATCGACGTCAAGCAGTACGGGTGCTTTGACTCGCACATCAAGATCTGGAAGATGGTCAAGCGCAACACGCTGATCCTCGAAGACGACGCCAAGCTCACGAGGGCGTTTCACATCCCGCCTTTACCAAAGGATTTCGACCTGTACTACTTGGGTTGCAACGACCGGCACTTCGGCGCCAAGAGCGGGCCACGCAAGGGACACTTCAACCATCCGGAGATGCGGTGCTATGTGCATGAGGCGAGACAAGTGTTGACGACCCATGCCTACATCATCTCACCGAAGGGCGCAGAGAAGGCATTAAATATGCCGCATTACAAGGACTGCGTGGACGTGGCTCTATGGGACGTGCAGAAGGATGGGCATTCATACTACATCAGACCGTCTCTCTTCGTGCAGAGGGCGAGCCACAGCGACATCCACGGCAAGTGGATCAACTTTGAAGGCATCACATGAGAGTATTATCCATCGTCCATGCCTATCCGCCCGAACATGGGAGCGGTGCGGAATGGATGCTTCACGCTCTACACAAGGACTTGATGAAGCACGGCCATGAGGTCAAGTGCCAGGCGCACAGGCTGAACAACCCGGTTGACTTTCAACGGGTGACGGTCGTGAAGGAGGTCACAAGCGATGACATGAGGCAGGCTGACGTGATCGTCACGCATCTGGGCAGTACCGGCCGGGCGTTGAACCTTGCGCAGCAGTTTAATAAGCCGTTGGTGTGGATCGCTCACAATACGCACAAGTATGGTGTCATCAGCGCCAAGAAACGTGGGATCCACGTTGTATACAACTCACATTATGTGAAGGGCGAGACCGAACAGCACTACAAGCAACACCCGTCCATCATGTGCCGGCCACCGATCGACGTTGATCACTACAAGGTCAAGAGCAAGCGAACGCACATCACGCTGATCAACTACAACGATCTCAAAGGTGGTGTTCACTTGGCCAACATTGCCAAGCAGATGAAGGACAAGAAATTCTTGGCGGTCAAGGGTGCGTATGGCAAGATGGTCGAAGATCAGCCCGGCAACGTCGAGAAGATGCCCAACCTTGAAGACATCCGTAAAGCCTACCGCAAGACGAGGATCCTCATCATGCCATCACGCTACGAGACATGGGGCAGGACGGCGGCGGAAGCCATGTGTTCGGGGATCCCTGTGATCGCCCATCCGACTCCGGGGCTGAAAGAATGCCTGGGTGACGCCGGGCGGTTTGTCCCCTTTCATCACCTGCCATCGTGGATCGAGGCCATCGAGGAGGTGGAGGCTTCATACGATGAGTGGAGCAAAAAGGCTATCTTACGGGCTAAAGAGATCGGCCAGCAGACGGAGAGCGATCTCAAGACATTCAGAGACTACCTTACTTCGCTATGTGGTTGAGTACAAGAGACAAAGGCAACACCACCGGGCTGACCTACACGGTGAACTCGGTGACGGCAGGCGACATCGTCACATCTTCCACGGCCAAGCAATGGGCGAGGGTGGACACAAGCGATGACGATGCGCTCTTCACGCTGCTTATTGAAGCGGTGGAGGACATGGCCGAGAAGTACATGGGGCTGTCGCTTCGGACAAAAGACGTGACGATCGAATTCGCGGAGTTCGGCAACGAGATCATCCTGCCTCTCGGCCCACACACGTCGGTCGATGCGGTGAGGACGAAGTACCAAGGCACGGAGACCACGCTTGGCACAGGAGAATACTTCGTTACCGGGCAGGACTTCAAGACTCTTCATCTGGTCGAGAGCTTCACCGATCAGCAGCTCGAGGTGGACTTGACGGTTGGGTATGGCGCGGCCAATGTCCCGGCGCTCATCAAGGTGGGCATCCTCAAGGCCGTGCTGTCCAATTATGAAGACCGGCAGGACGTGGTCGAGGGCGGTGGGTTCGTATTACCCAATGAGAGCAAGAAGCTATTTGACCGCTATCGCAGGAGGGTATTTTGAGGCGTAAAGGACATCAACTCGGGCGGTTCGACAAGCGGATCAAGTTCCAGTACCAGTCACGGATCTCTGACGGTATGGGTGGGTATACGAACACATGGACAGACGACCTTACCGTGTGGGCAGACATCCAACCCATGACCGGCCGGGAGTCCTTGTCACAGGGCAGGCTCGATGCTGACCAAAAATACATCGTGTACATTCGCTATACGAACGACTTCAACTCGGAGCTGGACACGAATTACCGGATCGTCTATTTGCCTGGCTCACCGAACGAGAAGATCTTCAACATCCATTCAGTAGAGAACCCGGGTTTGGATCGGGAGTTCTACGTTATCACGGCGTTCATCTGATGGCAAGCCTCAATATCAGCGTCAAGCAGTCAGAGATCCGCAAGCTCCAACGGGAGCTGTCGCGCAAGAGCGAGGCGTATGAGAAGGCCATCACGGATGAAGTGCATAAAGCGGCGCTGAACATCGAGAGCGGCGCCAAGCAGAATGCGACAAGGACTGTGGATGAAGGCCGTTTGCGGGCGAGTATTCAGTCTGAACTTGAACCCGGCAAGCCTTCTGCCAATGTCCACACCAATGTGTTCTACGCTCCTTACATCGAGTTCGGCACAGGACGGTTTGCAGCTTCCTATCTCGCAGACAAGGCGGCCGAAGTGAAGCAATACGCGATGACCTTCTTCAAAACGGGTAAAGGCACAACACGCACGGCGCCATTCTTGTTCCCGGCTATGGATGCAGAGGGGCCGAAGCTCATCAAGCGCTTGAGGAATTTGAAGCCATGAATGAAGCATACGTTCGCTATCAGATCACAAGTGACAAACGCCGGGTAAGCGAGGCCGATTGGTTCTATGTCACGCCGGAGATCGCACTTGACCGGGGTGATATTTTCGTCGGTCAGTCAGCTTTAACCCTGGCTTCCACAGCCACGGTCTCCTTGCAGATGAAGACCGGCTCTGACACGGACGTGTACTTGATCGGTCTCGACATCGTCACCACGGCCATCCGCATCACGGAGAAGATCATTGAGGCTCCGACCATCACGGACGGCACAAGCGAACTGACGATGCTGAACATGAACCGGCAGTCCACGGACACGCCGGGCTTCACGGTCTACACGAACCCGACAAGCATCTCTGGCGGCACGGTCATCGACCAAGTGGAGAAGTACGAGGCCAAGAAGAGTCCGCAGTCGGCCACCGGAGGTGGGTTTCTTCGCATCAAGTTCAAGCGTGACGAGGACTATGTCTTGTCGCTGACGAATGGCGACAACCAGCAGACCTTGGCATTCGTGAAATTCTATATGCTCGAGATATGAATTTACCATCCCAAGCATTGCAAAGAGCCTACTACTTGGCGCTCGATCAGAACGTAAAGGTCTGGGACACAGTCGCTTACGCGAGTAACTTCACGACAGGCAATGAAGACTTGTTGGAGATTCGCGGCACGGGCGGTGACGGTGAGCTGATCGGCGACCTGAAAGACGTCTACCAGTTCACGCTTGACGACACGCTCGGCGTTCACCTCGCAGAGGCCACAGATGCGCTCACCCTCAATGTTGCCCACCGGGTGACATTTGACTACTACATACCATCGGGTCAGTCCATTGATGGTATTCGCGTTCGCACAGGATCGGAGTCAGACGGGGTGTACAACCAGACGGTCTTGGATGACTGGACAAGCGTGACGATCAACAACTGGATCCCATTCATAAACGACAACCTTCGTTTCTACGGCATTGACGGATCCGAGCAAAGCATCCAAGCCGATGGCGATGTGTTCTACCTGAAGAACATCATTGTGAGGACAGGCCAGGCGGTGTCTGTCTACGATGTCGTCCCACCCGGCACGGACTATCCTTATGTCGTTCTCACCGGGCAAAATGTCATCGAGACGAACTTCAACACGGACAAGAGACTGACGGAGATCATCACGGATGTAGACGTGGTGACGGGCTTTGACGGGTCGTTCGGTGGCAAGGGGCAGATGTATGAGATCAGCGACCAAGTGATCAACATCATCCGTCAAGTTCCCGGGAGTTACTTATCTTTGCAAGGGTTCACGATGCTCACGAGTACTCTCGATAGCACGGTGAGCATTCAAGAGCAAACAGACACGAACGTGCTTTTCATCAACCGGCTTCGTTTCAGACATAAAATACAGGAGAACTGATGGCAACTTTTAACGGCTCAAGCCTTCTCATCTATGTGGATGGATCCGCAGTAGCCCACACTACAACGGCATCTTTGACCATGGATGCAGCAACCATTGACGTGTCCAGCAAAGACTCCGGTGGAGACGCCGAGTTTCTTGCGGGCCAGAAGAGCGCGACCCTGGACTTCGAGGGGTTGACCGACTTCTCCGCGACAGGCTACGGATTGGACGATCTCTTCACCATCTGGTACAACCGCGAAGAGATCAACTGGGTCATTGGTGCAAGCAATAGCACAGGCTTCTCCGGTGTCGGCTATATCACGTCTCTGACACTTGATGCACCGATGGAGGATGTCTCTACCTTCTCCGGCACGATCCAAGTGACCGCTGGCATCACATATACTTCCTGATGAACCTATTCAGAGGTGAGGTCGAGGTCGAGATCGGCGGTCAGAAAC